TCAATGAATATATCATATGACAATTTTAAATGGTTTGAAAAGAATCAAAGTGGCAAGACAAAATTCTTAAATGTTATTCAAGGTACGTTTAGTGAGGAATACAAAGAATGGTATCACAAGTTTAAAGACTTTGATTTTAAAGGTTGGTGCATAGGAGGTCCTAAAAAATTAGTAGACTTTATGTATGTAATTGCACTAATGCTTCAAGAAAGAGAGTTTGAAAAGAAACATGTAGAATATGTGCATTTATTAGGAATAAGTAAAATATCAGATTTCTTTATATTAGCAACGTTGCAAGAGTTACTAAATAAACTGACAGATAATCGCATACAGTTAATGTCTGATTCATCAAGTCCAGGTCAATATCCAGTATTTGGAACATATCTTCATTCTGGAAATTATAAAACACAGACATTCACAGAATTATATTTTCCAAAGAATGCTGAGTATAGGAGAAAAACGCATATTAAACAAGGTAAAGATGGTTGTATAACTATTGATAAAACTAAAAAGGTGCCTTGTAGTATTGATTGTCCAGCATGTAGAGACTTTACATATGAATATTTAGGAGGAGAGACTGCAACAGGTTTAGACAGATATTCACAAGAAGGGATGCCCAGAATGGTAGTTCATAATACGCATCTATACTGTGAAATTGTCAAAGACATAAACAAGTTGAGTCATAATCATGTAGAATTGTTAGAAACGGCTATTCCAAAGGAATTATTCAATGTTATACTATCATTACACGAAATGTTTGCAGATCCAGACAATGCAATGAATGTATATGCAACATATAAAAAGACATACAAGAAATTTGGTGGAGATAGTATATCAACTACTGATGCTAAACAATTTGAGAAATTTTTTAAATTTAATTAGGTTATATAATGGAAAAAAGTAAATTACAATCATTTATCAATCGTTATTATCTTGCAGGTAATTGCGAAGCGGTAATACTAAGAGAAAATGAAACAGGGGTAGGTTGCGAACTTATCGACATGGATCAGACTGTAGTTGGAAAACTGCAATGGAAAACGACTCCTTTTATGAAGGGAGAATTGGGTATCAATCATACAGGAGCATTGATGAAAATGTTGTCTGCAGTTGGCGAAAATATCAATATCGATGTGCAAGACGCTGCTGGTAAAAACTATGCTATGAAGATTAGTGAAGGAAGCACTAAAGCAACTTTCATGTTAGCAGACACAACCGTTATACCTGCAGTTCCTGCTATTAATGCAGAACCTCCATATGAAGTAACCTTGCCAATTGACGACGAATTTGTAAATAAATTTATCAAAGCAAAAAATGCATTACCAGACGCAAAGAATTTTGCTGTGCAAGTAGTAAATGGAGAAATTAAATTTATTATTAACTATTCAACCGTTAACTCAGATAACATTACATTTTCTATTGGTACAACTGCGGAAGGTGATTTAGAGCCAATATGTTTTAGTGCAGATAAACTCAAAGAAGTATTAGTTGCTAATAAAGGTGACAAAGGCACGATGCATGTTTCAAGTCAAGGATTATCAAGAATTGATTTTGATGGTAATGATTTTGAGTCTAATTATTGGTTGGTACAATTACAGAATTAATATGCAAGTTAACGTAGTAGTAAAAGACGCCGGCATTAAATTGCCCATGGCAGAAACCGCAGCAGCTGCCGGATGTGATATAAGATCTAATCACGATGCCACTATCAATCCAGGTGATAAATTGTTAGTTAAAACAGGATTATCCGTTGAAATTCCAATTGGCTATGAAATTCAGGTTAGACCTCGTAGCGGATTAGCTTTATCTAAAGGAATAACCGTATTAAATAGTCCTGGAACAATAGATGCAGATTATCGAGGAGAAATAGGCGTAATCTTGATTAATCATGGAAAAGAACAGGTGTTCCTTCAAAAAGGAGAACGCATCGGTCAATTGGTAATGAACAAAGTAGAACGAATAGAATGGAATCCAGTAACAAGTTTAACGGGTACTAAACGAGGCGAACATGGATTTGGATCAACAGGTAATAAATAAATTATGTTTGGAGTAACAGAAAATACATTATGGGTAGAATCCTTCCGCCCAGACACAATGGATGGGTATATTGGTAATGAGCATATTATTGACAAAGTCAAGATATTCATTAAGAATGGTGATGTTCCACATTTGCTGTTCTTTGGGCCAGCTGGTACTGGTAAGACAACGTTGGCAAAGATTATTGCTAATAGTGTGGATGCTGATATGATGTATATTAATGCATCTGACGAAAACTCAGTAGATGCAGTGCGAGACAAGATCAAGCGTTATGCATCAACAGTAGGATTCAAGCGTTGGAAGATTGTGATATTAGATGAAGCAGACTATTTGACTCCTAATGCTCAAGCAGCTCTTCGAAACCTAATGGAAACATATAGCAAAACTACCCGATTCATATTAACATGTAATTATGTAGAAAAGATTATTGATCCGATACAAAGCAGATGTCAGACTTTTGCAATAACTCCGCCCAATAAAACAGATGTAGCAAAACGATTGGTTACTATTTTAGAAGAAAAAAGTGTAACATATGATATTCAAGATATTGCTGCAATCATCAATGCATCATATCCAGATATAAGAAGAGCATTAAATGCAGCACAGGCTTCTGTGGTAGACGGTAAGTTGCAACTAGACAAAGCAAGTGCAATTCAAGCAAATTACATGACCGAAGTGTTGGAAATGCTCAAAACGGCTAAAGACAAAAAAGCAACGTTTAACAAGATACGACAATGCATTGCAGATAGCAAAGTAAAAGATTTTACACCATTATACACATTTTTATATGATAATCTTGAAGAGTTTGCTACAGGGCATATTGCTGCAATTATATTGATTATTGCAGAAGCACAATTTAAAGATGCTACGGTAGTAGACAAAGAAATAAACATAATGGCTATGTTTGTTAATATTATGAATGAAATATAATGCATGAAATATTACACGTAATAGGACTATGTCCAGATCATTTTGCTCATATCAATTTAATTGATATATTTATAGCAAATTATGAAAGTTTAATACATTTCAAACCTAAATTAATAATAAAACGCTTATGGCAGAAAAAATTTTAAAGGGAACTATTACTCTTGTTTTTAAAACTAGTAATCGCAGCAACGCAAAGACAAAAATTAAAACATATAAGCGTAAAAGCATTGACGACATATTAACAGCAAAAAAATTGGTTGGTATCCCAGAAAATGCTATAATATTAGAAATGGGTATGGGTACTGACTTTGAAGCCAAATGGAGAAAAAAATATAATTTATAATGGCAACAATATTTGATTTTATCGGAGGTATTACAAGCAAAAAGAAAGCTTGGGATAAATGGACTGATGTAGAGCAGAAAAAGTTTTCTCCATTTATTGTGAATCGTTGGCTTTCAATGAGAATGGAGTTAACGGATCTTGTTAATGAACTTCAATGTTATACTATAGGACAATTAAAGCCCAGAGATACATATAAATTGTATCATGATCTGCTTCCTAATAACAAAGCATTTGCAAAGTATGTTAAAGGCAAAAAGTCTGATAAGTATGACGTAAAATTAATAGACCAATTGACCGAGCATTTTCAGATAAGTAAAAGTGAAGTCACAGAATATTTAGAATTGTTAAACAAAGATGATTGTGATCGTATATTGTCATTATATGGATATACAGCAGCGGAAAAGAAAAAAATAATGAAAGGGATCAAATGAGTGTTCACACACAAAAACATTATACAGGCAAAGACAGTCTATATAAATTTGCAGCTGATTGGGAGCTTAATGCATATGAATTTGATATGCTTAAACGAATTGTAAGATGTCGACGCAAAGGCAACTTTGAACAAGACTTGCAAAAAACAAAAGATGTAATTGATATTTATCTAAAAGAGTTTAAATGAACAAAAAATTAAAATGGTTAAATGATATAATATTATACAAATTTATTTATCAAACTCTTAGTATTATTAGTTTGGTTGGAATTAGTATTTTTATGTTTTTTCCTATTGTTATTTTTGAAATCGTCAACAGAATAAAAAAAGTCAATAAAAATGACTAAAAAGCCTGATCAAGTAGTTGATAATCCTGGTATTATGCCTTATACTACAAACATAGGTGCACCAGCTATACAAAAGGATGATGTAGAACTTTGGAAACATCAAGGCATATCAAAAGTAAATCATCAATTCAAGGCTAGATTTGAAGAGTTAAAAAAACAATATCAACAATTGGTAGATGAGTTCGAATGGAATGATTTAGTATATAATGCAAAGTATTCTTTCGAACCAATTATTGGTGAAACATACCATTTATATTATAAAGGAGATCAACCATTTCTTTCTTTGATTGGTCCTAATGAATGGAATAAACCATATATTGGATCATTTACATTAGATAGCAATAATAAATGGATAAAATGTAGTAGGTAAGATATACATAATCTATATTTATATTAAATAAAAAAATATAGATATGAAAAGCTTGTTATTAATATTATTACTACTCCCAACTCTTCTTTTTGGACAAACTAGAGTATTCCGACCAGATAATCAAATATACGTTGAAGCAAACACCGGAATTGGTGTAGTTGAAGAATGGCAAGTTAGCAACCTACCATTTACTTCTTTAAGTATAGGACGAACATCCGATTTCGGCGATTACAGTTTAATCGATATATCTGCAGGAATATCTTTTCCTGAAATATGGACTGCAAAATTTGGTTTAGGATCTTACTATGATATGGGTGGACATGAAAATGCTAGTATCATCTTAGGCGTCAGATTTCGACCCGTTATGGCTTATGCTCAATATCATATTAAAATTGAAAAATTAGGATTTTTTACTTTTTCTATGGAAATCGGCCCTGGACAAACTGGTAGAGCGGAATATGCAAATCTACTAAATGTAGGGTGGAAATGGCCATTAACATTCAAGAAAAAAACATAAACTATATTTGCATACTATTTGGTATACATCAATAATTTCCTTATATTATATATAAATTATGCTCAATGAGTAAAGAAAGTGTAAACTATATTAATCCAGTATATAAACTGTCAGTTAGAGATCCTAAATCAGTGCCCAGAAGAATATCATATTCTCAATGGAGCATGTATGAGCGTTGTCCGCTAAATTGGAAACTTGCATATATAGATGGATTAGCTCCATTTACATCTTCTATAGAAACTGTGTTTGGTACTGCATTTCACGAAACTCTTCAACATTATTTAACCGTTATGTATACTGACTCAGTTAAAAGAGCAGATAGTATAGATTTGTCAGCATTGCTAATGGATAATATCAAAAAAGAATATAGCAAATGTGTTGCTGACAAAGACGGAGAACATTTTTCTAATCCGTTGCAATTAGCAGAATATCATCAAGATGGCGTTGCTATATTGGATTGGTTCAAGAAGCGACGAGGTCAATATTTTTCAAGTCGTGATTATGAATTGTTAGGCATCGAAATGGAGTTATGTACTCCAGCATCATCAAAAAATTCTTCAGTATATTGGTTTGGATTTATGGATTTAGTTATACGACATAAACCTACTAATACAATTGACATTATTGATATTAAAACAAGCAGAATGGGGTGGAATAAATATCAAAAAGCAGACTCATTGAAATCAGCTCAATTGGTTACATATAAGACGTATTTTTCAGAGCAATATGGAATTCCTAAAGAAAATATTAACGTTGAGTTTTTTATAGTTAAAAGAAAATTATTAGAAAACTCAATGTTTCCGCAAAAACGAATTCAACAGCACCGGCCAGCATCTGGCACAGTAACGCAAAGAAAAGTGCAAAAGCGTATTGATACATTTATTGAAGAATGTTTTGATGCTCAAGGAAACAAGAATGTGAATAGAAAATATTTAGCATTAGCAGGCAAAGGTGCAAAGAATTGTAAATGGTGTGTATTTAAAACAGACTATGATAATTGTCCTAAAGAAAATAGAATTAGAGAATGAAGATAGCTGTTATAGGAAATAAAAATTGGCAAAACAAACGAAAAGTACAACAAACTCTTCGTGAATTAAAAACAAAATTTTCCGATGTAACAATAATTGGTGCTGGTGGAAGTGAAGGTGCTAATCATATGGTTAGAAAATATGCGTTAGAATTTGGAATAGACTATTCAGAATATAATCCTTCTTATTCAGGACATAATTTATATTCAGCTATGCCCAGGACATATTATGGTAAATCATATCATTTTAGTCAATTACATCACAGAATGAAATTGATTTCAGAAAATTGTGATTATATGATAATTTTAACTAATGAAGAAACATTAGATCCATTTTTAAAAACAGCATACAATAACATTAACAAACAAAATAAGCCGGTTGTTTTACTTGGCTGATATTTATATAAAAGTTATAAGGAGTTTAAATGAAGTTACCAAAATTACAACCAGTAGATATTAACAAACCTGAAAAGAAAAAAATATTATTATTATCCGACGATTTCCGTTTGCCAAGTGGTATTGGAACAATTAGTCGTGAAATAATCTTAAAAACAGTACATCATTATGATTGGGTACAACTTGCAGCAGCACTAGAACATCCAGAGCATGGAAAAGGACAAGATGTGTCACAGTCAGTTACGCAAGAAACAGGAGTGGCAGACGCTGATGTAAAAGTTATTC